TCGGCCGCACTATCAATGTTGATTATTGACGAGGCCGCATTTATTGATAACATCGATGAAATTTGGACATCGGCACAATCGACACTATCAACTGGTGGTAAAGCAATCGTGTTATCAACACCAAACGGTGTTGGTAACTTTTTTCATAAAACTTGGGTAGAAGCTGAAGGTAAAAAGAATAAGTTTCACACGATACGTTTGCCATGGCATCTTCATCCTGAACGTGATCAAACTTGGAGAGATGAACAAACAAAATTGCTTGGTCCAAAGATGGCCGCACAAGAATGTGATTGTGACTTTGCTACATCAGGTAATACTGTAGTTGATGTGCCGATTCTTGATTTCTATAAACAGACAAAAGTACGTGCTCCTGTCGAAACTAGAGGTATGGATAAATTGTTGTGGTTGTGGGAATATCCAGACTATACACGTTCATATTTGGTATGTGCGGACGTTGCTCGTGGTGATGGAGGCGACTATAGTGCATTTCACGTAATTGATATTGAAAGTTTTACGCAGGTTGCGGAATACAAAGGACAAATTGGAACCAAAGATTATGGCAATATGTTGGTCAATGTTGCTACAGAATATAACAACGCCTTGTTGATTGTAGAAAATTTAAATATTGGTTGGGGCACAATTCAACAAATCTTGGATAGAAAATATCCTAATTTGTTTTATAGTAGTGCTGATTTAAAATATGTAGACGTGGAACATCAAATGACCAATCGAATCCATTCTGTCGAAAAGAAGATGACTCCGGGGTTTACTACAACATCTGTAACAAGACAGTTGATTATTTCACGATTAGAAAGTTATATGCGTGAAAAGACCATAAATATTCAGTCAACACGTACAATTGATGAATTGTATACGTTTATTTGGAATAATGGTAAAGCCGAGGCAATGAAGAATTACAATGATGATTTGGTAATGTCATTTGCAATTGGATTGTGGGTACGTGATACCGCTTTGAAATTACGTCAACAATCAATAGATATGACTCGTAATATGTTGGGTAGTATCAATAGATCTGAACAACAAAGCTCTCCTGTGTATACTACAAAAAACGCAAATGCACAACAGTCGTGGGAAATGCCTACCGGACTAAAAGATCAAAAAGAGAGTTTAACTTGGTTATTATAACGATCTTTCACTATTTATTTACGAAATATAATACAATTGTATGGCAGATCAACCGACAGATTTAAAGAGCAGATCACTATTTGCTCGTCTTAAGAGACTTTTCTCTACAGACGTTATTGTACGTAACGTTGGTGGTAAAAAGTTAAAGGTAGTAGATACCGATGAAGTAGCATACGCTACGGATAGAAACACACTACGTGACCGTTTTAATCGTATTCGTACTTCTGCGTACAATCAGTATAGTAGAGATTTCACCCTTAGTTATCAAGCCGCTCGTATCGAATTATTCAGAGATTATGATACGATGGACATGGATCCAATTCTTAGTTCTGCATTGGATATTTACGCGGATGAATCATTGACACGTAACGAAATGGGAGATGTTTTGGTGATCAATACACCAAATGATAATATCAAACAGATACTTCGTAACTTGTATTATGATATCATGAATATCGAATTTAACCTTTGGAGTTATGTTCGTAACATGTGTAAGTACGGCGATTTTTATCTTAGACTTTATATCAGTCCCGAGTACGGAGTTTATATGATTGAGCCAATTAGTGCTTATAATGTAACCCGTGTTGAAAACAGTGATTTGTATAATAAGAACTATATCAAATTTCAAGTCAACCTACCTGACGGTGGTAAGGTCGAAGATCTTGAAAACTATCAAGTAGCACATTTTCGTTTATTGAGTGATAGTAACTTCTTGCCATATGGTAAGAGTATGTTGGAAGGTGCTCGTCGCGTTTGGAAACAATTGAGTTTGATGGAAGACGCAATGTTGATTCATCGTATTATGCGTGCTCCTGAAAAACGTATTTTCAAGATTGACGTTGGTAATATTCCTCCAAACGAGATTGACTCATATATGGAAAAGTTGATTGCTAAAACCAAAAAGGTACCATATATCGATGAAAAAAGTGGTGATTACAATCTTCGTTTCAATCTTCAAAACATGGTTGAAGATTTTTATCTTCCTGTTCGTGGTGGTGATAGTGGTACCAGCATTGAATCTCTTAGTGGCATGGAATTCACTGGCACGGACGATATTGAATATCTGCGTAAGAAAATGATGGCTGCTCTCAAGATACCTAAGGCGTTCTTGAGTTATGATGAAGATTTGAGTGGTAAAGCTACATTGGCACAAGAAGATGTTCGTTTTTCTCGTACAATTCAACGTATTCAACAAATTCTTATCAGTGAATTGACCAAGATTGGTATTGTACACTTGTATGCACAAGGATACAGAGATTCAAGTTTGGTTGATTTTAGTTTGGAACTTACCAATCCATCAACGGTATTTGAAAAGGAAAAGATCGACATTTGGTCAAATAAGGTATCTGTCGCTAAAGACATGTTGGATAATAAGTTGTTTAGTAAAAAGTGGGTATACAACGAAATTTTCCATATGTCAGATGATGACATGAACAATATCAAAAACGATATTGTTGATGACGCAAAACAGACATACAGATTTAAACAGATTGAAGAAGAAGGTAATGATCCTGCCAAGTCATTCCAAAAAGTTAGTCCAGAAGAAGGCGGTGGCGGTGGCGGTGGTGGAGGCGGTGAAACCGGTGGAGAAGCTGGCGGTGAATCCGCTCCTGCTGGTGGAGGAGAAGCTGGTGGTGCAGAAATTCCTACATTGAAGGAAAAGTCAAAGCCAGACTATGAACGTCCGTCTCAAAAAGGATTGAAAAAGGCCAGTAATTATCCATTCGGAGAAGATCCACTCGGTCATCTTGAAATGAATAGGGATTTTAAAGCAGATAGATCCCCAAATCATAAGTTCACAGGATCTTCACCGTTTAGTCTTGAAAGTATCAATAAGGAATTGACTACTTTAGACTCATATCTCAAGACTGCAAAACAAGAAAAACAAACATTGATTTCCGAAAATAAACAAAAATCCATGATGGATGAATCTAACATACTAGAATAATACAATTATGGGAGTTTCATCAAAAATTGATATATTTATAAATTATAACTACTAATATGCACAAAGCGAAGCATTCAAAGTTCAAAAATACGGGAATTTTGTTTGAGCTGCTTACCCGTCAAATAACAGCAGATATTATTGGGGGTAAGGATGAATCAGCTGCCAAACAAATTCTTTTTAAGTATTTTTCTGAGAATACCGAATTAGGTAAAGAGTATCAACTATACAATTTCCTACTAAACGAAAAAGCTAGAGATGCCTCTCACGCTGAAAGAATAATCAGTGTGGTATTGGAATCACGGGCACAATTAGATGACAAACGACTAGCACAACAAAAGTACGATTTGATCCGTGAGATAAAAGAAATCTATCCAATTGATAGTTTCTTAAAAGCCAATATCAAGAATTATCGTATTTTTGCATCCATTTATAAAGTCTTCGAAAATAAGACATCATCCAAGTTTGACGTTAAAGAAGTAGTTCAATCCAGAGAATCCATCATTGAGTCTTTGTGCAAAACAGTAACTAAAAAGTCTGATAATGATGAAGGATTGTTGGAATACTATAAACAACAAAGCGAGGATATTCGTCTTCTCGCATACAAATTGTTGTTGGAAGGTATGAATACCAAGTATAAGGATTTTGATGACAATCAAAAGAACCTTATTCGTGAATACATTCTTAACGTATCAAATACCAATTCTCTTTCCAAATACGTTTGTGAAGAAATTGAAAAGATTAAGAAAATTATATCAGATTCTACATCCAAGATTAAAGATAATCAAGTTGTTTATATTAAACTTACAGAAATCACTAATGTTTTGGATAAAGTAAAACCTTCTACTGTTGTCAAAGACAATCATATTATGGCATTATTATTGTCATATGAATTGGTCAAAGAACTTAATAACTTGAAATAATATGAGTAAAGAAAAGAAACCAGAGACTCCAAATTTGATTACCGGAGAAGATGAAGCCAAGTTGAAAGAACTTATCAAGAAATTGATTAAACAAGAACTACAAGATCTTGATGAAACATCAACAACTAGTGGAACTGGTGGAACTGGTGGAATTGATGGCATTAAAACTCCACGTGCTTTTGCAGCGCCTGGACAACGTGGTAGTAATAGTGCAACTAAGGCTACATTGAAACAAAATCCCGGTTCAAAGCTTGCAGAAAAAGAAGAAGAACTTGACGAAAAGAAGGCACCAAAGAAAAAGAAGGAAGTTAAGAAGAAAAAGCCAGATGCAGATGGTGACGGTGTTCCTGATTGGGCTGATAAACATCCCGGTAAAGATGACGCTGACTTTGAAAAGAAAATTTCAAAAGCAACACCAGATCAAAAGACCAAGTTTATTAGAACAATAACCAAGGGCATTAAAGATCTTACTGAAAAGGAAAGTAAGTTAAACGAGGCGGTATCTCGTTATATTCGTTTGAAAGAAAATCCTAAGAAGAATTCTTATAAGGTTTCTTTGATTACTCAAGAAATCACAAAGATGCTTAGAGAAGTAGACTTTTTAATGAGTGTTAACCATAAACTTAAGACTGAGATGGAAGTTCCAAATGAAACTTTGTGGAAACGTACATCTGATAGAATGGCTGAAATCAAAGCTAGACTCAAGTCTATTGGTGAAAAACTAAGAAAAATACAATAATATGATTTCACTTGTCAAATTACTTACCGAGGACGAAAACGATCCTCAACATTTTGGTACATCGACTGCGGGCGGTCAACCATTGCCTGCTACTTCTGTAGACTATAATGTTAGTTCAGATTTTAGTGATTTTGAAGCAAAGATTGCAAGAACAACGGCTGAATCAAAAGCAGCATTCTTACAAAATTTGAACAATAGAGTTTTGGGTAAGAAGGTATCAATACAAGCATCCAAAGGATACGGTCAACCTGTTCGTGATTATGAAATCTCAGTAACAAGTACCAGTCTTGACTATTTTTATGATCGTTATGTAGTAATTCTACGTGACGAGGATGATAAGGAATACTTTTTGAAGCCCGGATTCAAGATTACAATTTTGGGTCAAGGTGAACCATTAAAGATAGAAAAGCCTAAAGAACCAAAAACTGCTGAACCGGGAACAAAAGCAACAACAAAAGGTGGACAAGTTGCAATTCAAACCGCTAAGCCAATGCCACAAACACAATACGTTGCACAACCACAACAGAAAAAACAAGCTTAATTATGGATAAAACAGTACAAACAGGTTGGATTTTCTTTGAACCAATTGGTGGACAGTTGAATGAAGCAACTGACGATCCATCAAAATCTATGATCGTGCAAGGTGTTCTTCAACGTGCAAACGCAAAGAATCAAAACGGTCGTGTATATCCAAAAGATATTTTGGAACGTGAAGTCAAGAAGTATGAAGACAACTTCGTAAAAGAACGCCGTGCATTGGGTGAACTTGACCATCCGGACAGTAGCGTTGTCAATCTTCAAAACGTCAGTCATAACGTTGTTGAAATGATGTGGAATGGTGATGATTTGGTTGGTAAAGTAGAAATACTTCCTACACCAAGTGGTAATATTTTAAAAGCACTTTTTAAGGCCGGTATTAAGTTGGGTATTAGTAGTCGTGGTTTAGGAAGTGTACGTAAAAATGTAAGAGAAAATGCAGATGAAGTTCAAGACGATTTTGAACTTATTGCATTTGATTTTGTAAGTAATCCATCGACCAGAGGAGCATTTTTATTTCCAACTGGTGCATTGAATGAGTCTGTACAAAATACTACTGTAAACAAATACGCAAAAATTGAATCGTTGATTCACGATATAATCTCTGAAGTTAAATAAAATATGAACAACACTCAACTGATAATTGAAAATTTATATTTCAAGCAACTTCTTTCCGAGGAAGTTGCTTTTTTTGATCAATACGAATCACTTTTTGGCGATAGAACCAAAGAGTTTTTTCAACACTATATTGACGGACTGTCTGCTCAAAAAGAATTGATTCTTCAGTTGGAAAATCTTGAGATTACCGAACAACTTATTCAAGAAAAGTTTGGTGATCAATTTGCAGCAAAAGCTGCCGGTTTGGGAGCAAAAGCTAGAGCTGGTATCAACAAGTTAGCCACCGGTGGTAAGTTGGGTGGTACACTTGGCAATTGGGTACAAAATAAATTTGGTGTTAAAGGTTCCACAACTGATGCAGGAAACGAAGCATATCTTAAAGCCAGAAACCAAAACTTCACAAGAAGTTTGGGGGATTATTTAGGTCAACTCAAGACATTTGATAAATCTATACCTGATAAAGTTGGTTCTGTTCCAGTCAAGATGAGTGGATGGGCCGGTGGAATTTGGCAGAAGGGTAAACAAATTGCAAGTGGTGCAGGTGATTTAGCATTTGCTGGTACACTTTTAACTCCAGCAATGTTGACCGGAACTGCTTTTGCTGGTGTCGGTGGTGTTGAAAAGTTGGCACGTAAATTAAATGAAGTATTTGATGCACAATGGGCAAAACTTCAAAACCTTCAACCAGTACAAGATTTTGATCGTTTGTTTGAAGTAAAGAAAAAGTTGCTTCGTGATAAACTATCAAAGATAGATTCATCTGGTAAAGAAACTTCTACCATTCTTAGTACCATCGATGCATTAGGAAAATATGGACGTGAAAATCCAATTAAATCTGGTATCATTATTGGTTTGTTAACTTTTGCAGCAGCTATCAGTGCAGGAACATTGGGTCTTGGTGTATTAGCTTCTTCACAAGTGTTTATTCTTGCCACGGCTGTCAGTTTTGTTTTACGTACAGGTCTAGGTTTGTTAAAGGGTGAAAGCGCATCAGCATCCGTTGGAGCTGGCGTTAAAACCGGTGTTGCAACTTTAGCTGGTGGTGCTCCGGTGGGAGCCACTGTAGGAGCAATTCCTTCAATTAAAAATGAATCTTTGATGTTGTCTAATATCGTACAAGATATTTTATCTGAAGCGGATCCGGCAACATCTGCTCCTGCAACAGCACCAACGACTCCTGTTACTCCATCTGCACCTACATTGAATCCAAATCAACTTAAAGCAGTTGAGAATCTTAAGTTTAACATTGGAAAAGAAATTTCAACATATCTAAAAGATGTTGCAAAGACATTTAAAGTAAAAGGTGCATCAACCTCAGAGTTGGTGGACAATTTAAAGAAAATTCCACAAGCAAAAACTGCTGTTGATATCATTGAAAGTTTGATGGCAGAGTTTCCAAAATATAAATTGGAATTTCCTAAAGATGTTGTTGTAGATGATAAAGAAGCTTCAACACCTCCAACCCCAGCTACACCAGGCGGTGGTGGTGGCGGTGGAACCGCACCAGGCGGTGGAGGTGGTGGCGGTGGAGGTGGTGGCGGTGGAACCGCACCAGGCGGTGGAGGCGGTGGCGGTGGAACCGCACCAGGCGGTGGAGGCGGTGGCGGTGGAACCGCACCAGGCGGTGGCGGTGGAGGCGGTGGCAAAACACCAAAACCAAAGCCAGGCACACCTGATCCAACAACTCCAAGTACACCCGAGCCAACGAAGCCAGGCACACCTGAACCAGCGAAGCCCGGTGAACCTGAGCCAACAAAGCCAGGAGAACCAGAACCAGCGAAGCCCGGTACACCTGAGCCAAAACTTGCCGGTGGTACTCCAATTAATTTGACTCCGGTTTTGACTAAACAATTAACTTCTGTAAAACAAAATCCATTGGTTGCAGGCGGTTTGGCTAATCGTATTAAAACGATGTCAACGTTGAAGATGTCAAATCCTGCTGATGCTAAGTATGCAAAAGCATTACTTCAAAAAATTAAATCAGTTGCATTGAGTAATCTTAACAAAGCATCTATTCAAAAACAATTGGGTGGTAATGTTGAACAGTTGAGAAAAGAATTGGTTAAAGAAGCAATGACTTCGGCAGATATTAATACATTTGCTAAGGAGTTGGGGGCGTTAATACCATTGTTGGTAAACATTACTTATGGATTACGTCAGGTGATGAATCCTCGTTTACCAAAAACTCCAGCAACACCTGTTACTGAGGATGCAACTTATGCACAACCTGGCATTGAAGGTCGTGGTGAGAAAAATGTTGCTGCGGATCCAAATGTTAATGAAAAGGATTTGAAGTTGATTAAAGCGTTTTTGACTAAACTTAATCAATTATCAGTTTCATTAAAAGCATTGAATGTGGCAAGTCCAACAAAAGAACAAGTTAAGCCTGTGATCAAGGATATTCTTGATATCTTTGATATTATTAATGGAAAACTTGTTTCTGGTATGAAGGTTGATGCACAAGTGGAAGCCTTGTTTAAAGACATTGATTTGACCCCAACTGTTAATATCAAGGATGGTTTGATGTTAAAAGTAAAACTTGGAAACGTTCCAAATATTTTCAAGTTTGAAAAAGGTGCGTGGAGTCATAGACAAAAAGACGGAACATTTGTTACAGTCAATCCAAATGAGAAAAGAGGTAAAGAAATCTTTGATCAATTAACTGCTCTCGCAAAGAATGGTCAAGACGACACGGCTCAGATTCAAAAGGATGATGAAGAAAAGGCAAAGGTAGATAAGGCCAAAAAAGACAGTGACGAGGAACAAGCTAAGCTCAAGAAAGCGGATGATGACAAGGCCGCTGCTGAAAAGGATAGGAAGGCTGGAATTGAAAGAACAAAGTCGGCCGCAGCTGGTACAAGAGCTAAGGCAACACCAAAGACCGGTTCTGATATTGTCAAACCTGGCGAGCCGTTGTCATTCGACAAATCTAAGTTCGAAGAAAACTTCAAATCTGATTACAAGAATTACTTCTGATACTTAACCTGAACAACAAAAAACCCACTCTTTCGAGTGGGTTTCTTTTTTTATTTATACATTAATTATTCCATGTGGAAATAACGTTCCAACATCATGCCACATTCTTGATATAGACCTTGCATTTCTCTCATTTTTGATTCACAGTCAGCTGCCATCTTCTTGAATTCGGTGGTCATCTTTTTGATTTCGTTAGTATGTTTACGAATGGTCTTTTCTTCGAACCATGCGTTTTCTTCTTTGTTACCTTCATGAAGTTTTTCTACCAAGTATGCTTCTGATAGTTCACCGATGTTTCCCATCTTATTGGCGACTTCCATCAAAGTTTTACGTGCTTCCAACACTTCATTGTATTTGTTATATTCAAACACCAACTCTTGAAGCATCTTCTTTTGTTCTTTGGATAGACCACGTTGAACCACTGGTGCTTGTGCGACTGGTTCTGGGTGTGTAGTTTCAGCAACAGCGTGTTTACTTACTGCGGTGATGTCAGATTGAGGTGGTGACATCTTTGATGCTGGAAGGTTTTCTATGATAGATTTTAATTTCATACTTTTGTATAAATATAGATTTTCTGTCAATTCGTTTGTTAATGTATCAAAATAATCTAATAGACCGGGATTTTTATCGGTACCCATTAGTTTACCATATACTTTTTCTAATTTGTAAGAACCATTTGGTTCTGAAAAACTTTTCTTTTCGAGTACCCATTTATGATCTTTGGTTCTGGATATACGTCGTGTAAACTTCTTTTCATCTGCAAGTTCTGTAGGAAGACTGTCTTCTTCCATGTGATATCCTTCGTCTCCGGAGTTTACTCCTGAGAACCCCATACTTGCAAACATTTCAATATCACCGGGTTTCCAATCTTTAAGAGGAACCAAATTGGTATCTGTATCTTCCACTTTCTGTGGGTTCAACATGTGACTTGCTTTTGATCGATTGATCAAATGCGGATGTTTACCTTCTTTATTTGGATTGTGTGTTTGTACTATTCCACTGATTTTGTCCATATTATAGTCCTATATTGCCAGCGTCATTTATTTTCTGAAGGAAATCTGGTAACAGTTGTGTATCACCTTTGATATTAGTGAAACTGTCAGATGTAATAATTGTCACTTTGATTGGTTCTGGCTTTTTTGGATCGGGGGATTCAGGTTTTTGTGTTGGTTCAATCAAAGTAAAACTCTTATATGCCAACAAGTTTCCAGAACGAATCTTTTTAACTACGGTGGTTTTGTTAATCTTTTCCATTTTACCACCGTTTAAAATATCTTCGGTACTTTTATAACGAATTTCAAATTGGGTACGTGAAAAGGGAGTACGTATGTTTGGAACTGTAGATGCTACTCTTTCTTCATTTGTAAATGAAACACCCACGTTTTGTTTCAAATATGATTCAAATGTATTAGGAGGATTCAACTGAATCTCCTTTTTATCAACGATAGTTTCACGTTCAGCTTCATCTAACACCTCATATATCAACTTCTTAATGAGTGTTTTAAGCTGTGTTTTTGAATCTTTAGACATAAATTACGATGCTATATAAATAGACGTTAATACCATACAAACATGAAGATTTTTATATGTTTTAAAAAAAACGTATATATTTATATTCAAATGCGGCAAAGTCTTTGCTGCCACAATAATAAAAAATTCGATTGAAGTTCCTCCTCAATAACTTCAGAACCACAAGGAAAATATAATATGTCAGATCTATTAAAAGAAGCGCTTGCGGACGCTAAGGCAGTTCGTGCTACCGCTCTTGCAAATGCAAAGGTAGCACTTGAAGAAGCCTTCGGTGAACGTGTGCAAGCATTGTTCGCAGAAAGACTAAAGGAAGAAGCCGCAGATGAAGGTATGTCATCTGGTAATGCTATTTCTTCAAACGACACTATGACACAACCATCAGAAGATGGTATGGCACAAGAAGACCAAATCAGTGATGCTGAATTGGAAGAAATTATTGCCGAACTCGAAAAGGATGCAATGGAAGAAGAAGGTGAACCAGCTCCAGCCGATCCAAACATGATGGCTGCTCCTGCTGCACCAGCAGATCCAACTGCTGTTCCAGCACCTGCTCCTGCTCCTGTGTCTGACACACCTGCTCCAGCTGCTCCTGTGTCTGATACCCCAATGGCCGCTGCACCAGCCGCTCCTGCGGATCCTAATGCCGCAGCTGCTCCTGCTCCAGCACCTGCTCCTGATGCCGCAGCTGCTCCTGCCGCAGAAGAAATCGAAGAGATTTCTCTTGACGAACTTCTCGCTGAACTTGAATCCGAAGAGGGTCTAAGTGAAGCCAAGAAGGAAGATGGTGAGGCAGAAGAAAAGGAAAAGAATGACGACGACTCTGAAAAGGATGAGTCCGTTTATGAGGAACAAATTGCAGAAGTCACCGCACAACGTGATGAAGCAATGAAGACCGTTGAAATTTTGCGCAGCCAAATCAATGAAGTTAACTTGTTGAATGCCAAGTTGCTTTATACCAACAAGTTGTTCAAGCAATTTAGTTTGAACAATGAACAAAAGATGAAGGTTGTCGAAAACTTTGATCTCACTACGAGTGTACGTGAGGTTAAATTAACCTATGCTATTATGGCCGAATCGTTTAATTTGGGTGGATCAGTTGTTAAGAAGAAAAATACAACTGCAACTACTATCACCGAAGGTTTGGCAAGTAAGGCAGTTGCAAGTACAAAACCATCACAACCAATTGTTGCTGGTGGTAACCAAATGGCAGAGAGATTCAAGACGCTCGCTGGCATTAAGAAGTAATAAAGTCTGATAACAACAAATTAAACAAACAGGAATAATATTATGAGTGCTGATGTAAAGTCACTTCTAACAACAAATATGAATCCACAGGCAGAGCTTATGGCCAAGACCCGTGGACTACAATCAAAGTGGGATCAAACTGGTTTGCTCGAAGGCCTAAATGGCGTCGAGAAGGCAAACATGTCAATCCTTCTTGAAAACCAAGCAAAGCAACTTCTTGACGAAGCTACCGCAACCGGTACTTCATCAAACAGTGAACAATGGGCAGGCGTTGCTCTCCCACTCGTTCGCCGTGTGTTTGCTGAAATCGCTGCTAAGGAGTTTGTGAGCGTTCAACCAATGAACCTCCCAAGCGGTCTTATCTTCTATTTAGACTTCAAGTATGGTACCAACAACGGTGCTTTCACTAAGGATGCATCAAACAACTATAGTTCACTCTTCGGCGGTACCGGCACCAAGCTCGGTTCAACCGATAGTGCAACTGGTGGTCTCTACGGTGCAGGTCGTTTCGGTTACTCAATTAACGATCAATCAATCAATCACATCACCGCTACCCGCGCTGCTGTGTCAAGTTTGAGTGGCGTTAACTATGACGCAACCTTCAGTGCATCTGTTGCTGCTGGCGAAGTTTTCACTTTGACCACCACCAACTTGTACAGTGCTTCAAGTGCTGCTGGTAACGTGTTCGACGCCAACGGTGTTCGTTCATTCACCATCACCGCAGGTAGCATCAACACCTACTTCCCATCATTGACCTCAATCAATGGTTCAGAAGTAACCTTCGTTGTTTCCGGTTCAAACCCAGCTTCTGCTAGCTTGACCGTTAACTACAGTGTACAACCTAAGGACAGCAATCGTGGTGATTTCGAAGACAAGACCACAACCGACAGCTTGAGCTCAATCGGTATCCCTGAAGTTAACCTTGAGTTGAAGATTGAGCCAATCGTTGCCAAGACCCGTAAGTTGAAGGCCGTTTGGACACCTGAACTTGCTCAAGACTTGAATGCTTACCACAGCATCGACGCAGAGGCAGAATTGACTGCTCTCTTGAGTGAGTACGTATCAATGGAAATCGACCTCGAAATCCTTGACATGTTGATCACCAACGTTCCAAGCGTAACCACCTCACGTTGGAGCGCTAAGATCAACCGTGAAATCAGCGACAGTGGAGTCATCACTGATACCACAACCGCTGGTACCGGTGGATACTACACCAAGTCAACTTGGTTCCAAACTCTTGGTAACAAGATCCAAAAGGTCAGCAACAAGATTCACCAATTGACCCTCCGTGGTGGTGCTAACTTCCTCGTCTGTTCACCAGACGTTGCAACAATCTTGGAGTCAATTCCAGGCTTCGTTGTCAACACTGATGGTGACAGCGCCAAGTTCGCAATGGGTGTAAGCAAGGTTGGTAACTTCGCAAGTCGTTTCCAAGTCTACAAGAACCCATACATGGTTGAAAACACCATCTTGGTTGGTTTCCGTGGAAACAACTTCCTCGAAACCGGTGCAGTGTATGCTCCATACATCCCACTCGTACAAACCCCATTGGTCTATGATCCAGTGAACTTCACCCCACGTCGTGGTGTGATGACTCGCTACGCCAAGAAGATTGTGCGTCCAGAGTTCTACGGCAAGATTCTTGTCGGTGATCTCGATCAAGTATAATCTTGAGTAGACGATAAAGTCTAAACGAAACCCCACTCGAAAGAGTGGGGTTTTTTATTTAATAGTTAATACTTATACTTATGATCAAACTAAAAGGAATAATGTCTGGTGAAAACTATGATCCAGAACCAATGAAATTGACTCGTCCAGATGCTATGATCTCAGCAGAGTTACGGTTTCACTTGGAAAAGGGATTGTCATTGACCGAAAATGTATTTCGTACATATAGTGAAAAGTATTTTGAATTGATCAGTGAAGTTCGTAGTTTATACGATCTTGATTTTATTGAACTTAACGATGAAGACGTAGAACTAATCGAAAGTGATCTTGGTGCTACTGGTTTGTATGAAGGTCGTGAAGTATACTTGGACGCTCCTATTGAAGAAGATGAAGATCAGATATTGGAAGTTAAACACCGTGGTCGTACAGTTCATTTGAATCGTCCATTTAGAACTCCCGGTGGTGCAAAGAAGTTTGCGGTGTATGTAAGAGGTAAGAATGGTAATATTAAAAAGGTATCATTTGGTGATCCAAAAATGAGAATACGTGCAAGTAGTAAAGCTCGTAGAAAGAGTTTTAGAGCACGTCACAAATGTAGTCAAAAGAAAGATAGAACTACAGCTGGATATTGGAGTTGCCGTAGTCATCGTATCAAGAGTTTGGGAACCAAAGGCAAAGGTAGATACTGGTAATTTTATGAGTAATCGTCATGTAGAAAAAGGATGTTTGATGGCATTGGTGGAACCAACGTATGGACCACACATTGTTCGTATAGGTAAAACAGCAATACCCCCGGAGATATTGTATACAGATCCAGAAGATCCAACATATGGTTATGATGAAGAACCGCATGTTACTTTGAAGTATGGATTTTTACCAGATTTACAGAAACGTGATGTGGCAAACATTTTGAAAGGCGTCAAACCATTTAACATTGTGTTAAAAGCGTTGAGTCAATTTAACAATGACAAATATGACGTGGTTAAATTTGATGTTGATAAGAACAATCAACAATTGATGGAATTACGTCAACGTTGTGATAGATTGCCAAATGACGATAGTTATCCTGATTATCATCCACATATGACATTAGCGTATGTTCAAAAAGGTAAGTTTCCGTATACCAAAGATGGGTTAAAGATTGTTATACCGATTACCG